CTGTGGTTTTAAACGTGTCATATCAGAGTTGAAAAAAAATTATCGAGTTATTCTCAAGGATACACTTGAAGCTGACGATGCGTTAGGTATCTACGCAACAAAGTTTCCCGGAAATATTATTGTCTCTCCTGATAAAGACATGAGACAGATTCCCGGAAAGTTATATGACTTCAAAGAAACTGTAAACATTTCTCCAGAAGAAGGAGCTAAGTGGCATCTGATTCAAACAATGGCAGGCGATAATACTGATGGTTATGCAGGCGTGCCCGGGATAGGTGTTAAAAAAGCAGAGAAAATATTTGAAGAGAAAGGATACACATGGAAAGCAGTCGTTGAAACATTTGTAGAAAAAGAACTGACTGAAGAAGATGCCCTTGTAAATGCAAGGCTCGCAAGAATACTACAAACCAGTGATTACGATCACAAAAATAAAGAACCTATACTTTGGACACCACCAAGTGACTACACAATTAGAACCCAACAAGATAGCTAGAACTGGTCGAGTTCAGCAATGGATTGATAATCCAACAAACCGCCTACCCGTAAGCTGCACAATCTTCAACGTGCAGGATAGCATGGAAGGAACTGATGGAATCGAAGCGAGCTGGAGATTTGTATCGCATGCTCTTAGGTATGGAGCAGGAGTTGCGGTCCACTTGTCGGACCTTAGAGCAAAAGGAACTACAACAAATAAAGGACCTGATAGCCTCGTTGCATCAGGACCTGTCTCATTCGGAAAAATCTACTCAACATTAAATGAAATTCTTAGGCGCGGAGGCACGTACCGCAACGGTGCTGTGGTCCTCCATCTTGATATTAATCACCCCGATATTCTTGAGTTCGTGCAAGTCTCCCGAGCCGAGCTCCCATGGGTCAAGCGATGTATTGACCTCACCCCAGAACTCTGGTTTGATTCAGAAACTGAAACAAAGAAAGCAATACTTAGAGGAATTGCAGCAGGAGATGTCTGGTTAAACAAAATTAAATATGACAAAAACAACAATAGAATCAGGTCGAACGTTTGCTTGGAGGTTTATTTGCCCTCACGTGGAACGTGCCTCCTCCAGCATATCAATCTCGCTGCCTGTCGTATCGGCGACCTCAGACCAGCTTTCCGTGAAGGTATGCAAGAGTTGTGCAGCCTCCATGGGCGCACAGGTGTTGGCGAATCTGGGGAGTATCTAACACCAGAGGTCGACAGACAAGTAGGATTAGGAATGCTTGGCTTAGCTAACTTCCTAGCCAACAACAATATTACCTATGCCGAGTTTGGTAAGGCTCTTACAGCGACGAATAACGCTGAGCCTTACGAAGGTTACGCGGGATTAGCTGCACGTGAGCTCTTCCTCGGCATACAAGAGGCAGCTAACATAGCACGTGAGAACAACATGGAACGAGCATTCGCGATAGCTCCTACCGCCAGTTGTTCTTACAGGAGTAGAGATTTAAAAGGCTTTACTGCTACACCAGAAATTGCACCACCAATTAGTCGAGTTGTCGACAGGGATTCAGGTGAGTTTGGTGTTGAACAGGTAAAATATGGCGACGTAGAGATCGCATCCGAGGTAGGATGGGAGAGTTACAAATTAGTAGCAGATCAAATAATGATTATGCTCGAAAGAACAGGACTGCTTCATGGCTATAGCTTCAACTCTTGGAGCGATATGGTGACTTACGATGAGGCTTTTATAGAAGAGTGGCTTAACTCACCACAGACTTCTTTATACTATGCCTTGCAAGTAATGGGAGACACACAGGACAAAACAGATGCTTACGCAGCACTGGATGACACTGCTGTTGAAGATTACTTGGCAGACATTATGAGTAATAAACCAGACGAAATAGCTTGTGATTGTCAGCAATGAATCCCTATATAAAACTACTGTCCCGGAAAAGATCTTGGACACCCGTACAAACATCTAAAGGAAAACTTAAAGAAGGTGCAGAAGAAACCATCTACCGTGCTCTTGCAATACGCCATATGGAGTTACCAGTTGGCGAGTTCATTACAGACGCACTTGATAAAGAAGTTCCCGACGCTGCTAGAGCACTTCTAGAAAGCAACGTCAAAGACGAGATCAAACATGATCTTGCACTTGGCTACATCACCAACGCATTAGGCGTAGATGACCAAGCCGAAGCCGAAGCACTACGCTTACGTGCTGCGTGGGAACAACATCCAGACCATACAATACTAAAGGCATTAGTAGCAGAAAGAGCTATCTTTTTTGTACTACTACCATTCTTTAGATTCTGTGGTGATGCCGGTCTAAGAACTGTCAGTGCAGATATATCAAGAGACGAGCAAGTCCATGTGGCAGCTAACTCATTGGTATGTACAGAGCTAGGTCTAAAGCCTAGTCAGTCACTAGACAAACTAAGAAAGGCTACTATTAACTGGGTGATGCAACCTTTAAAACAGAATGCCGATAGATATTTGGACAAAAAATTTTGGTTAGATGCCAGCGACAGACTTATGTACGAAGGCAAAGCACCAGAATTTTCTCAGACCAAGGCAGCTAGAATGCCTGCATTTTTTGAGCACTCGAATGTCAATCTCCCTCAATACTCTTAAGCTACATAACGATAGACTTGATGAGTTATTAAAAAAGTTAGATGATAACTTCGGGTGGAAACCAATTCACCCAACAGAATCAATCGAGTCAATTATGTACAGAGCTGGACAAGCTAGTGTAATTGACTATATAAAATCAATAGAAGAGGACGAAATCTAATGTGTTTAGGAGGAGGCGGAGCACCGCCAACACCACCACCCTTACCACCAGCACCACCACCACCATTACCTCCAACACCTACGGCACCACCTCCTGACCCAATAATGAAGGATGTGAACCCACAGGTGAAGAGAGCTAAAGATGACCGTGGTAATAAAAATAAAAACCAGTACTCAAAAGGTACAGGTTCATTAAGGATTAAGTTAAATCCAAAAGTAAATACAGGTAACACTACTCCAAGCGGAGGCATTCAGTAATGACTGCTCGTGAGAGATACAATGAACTGGTAACAGATCGAAGACAATTCCTAGACAAAGCCGTTGATTGTTCTAAACTCACGTTACCTTATTTAATTCAAGACGATACATCTTCTAGACCTACACACGAAACTCTTAACGTTCCGTGGCAGTCAGTTGGTTCCAAGTGTGTGGTAGGGCTTGCAGCAAAATTAATGCTTGCAATCCTACCTCCACAAGGTTCCTTCTTTAAGCTACAACCTAGAGAGGATAAGATAGGTGAAGATATACCGCCAGAGGCTAGGTCAGAAATGGACCTATCTTTATCTAAGATGGAGCGTATAGTCATGGACTACATCGCTGCTTCAAACGATAGAGTTGTTATACACCAAGCACTTAAACATTTAATTGTAGGTGGTAATGCTTTATTATTTATGGGTAAAGATGGTATCAAGAACTACCCTCTTACTAGGTATGTCGTCAATAGAGATGGAAATGGTAACGTCCTAGAAATAGTTACAAAGGAATTGATAAGTCGAGACGTACTCGGTTACGATATACCAAAAAAGCAACCCAACACGGGCATCGACGAAAGTAAAGCTGGTACACATACTGATGATGTTGAAGTTTACACGTGCGTGAAACTAGAGAACGGCAGATGGGTATGGTATCAGGAAGTAGAAGATATGATAATACCCGGAACACGTAGTACAGCTCCTAAGAATGCAAGTCCTTGGCTCGTTCTTACTTTTAATTCTGTAGACGGAGAACAGTACGGACGTGGCAGAGTAGAAGAGTTCCTTGGTGATCTCAAATCTCTCGAAGGTTTATCGCAAGCTCTTGTTGAAGGAGCTGCTGCTGCTAGTAAGGTAATCTTTCTGGTCAGTCCATCTTCTACAACCAAGCCTTCAGTAATTGCAAAGGCTGGAAACGGAGCCATTGTGCAGGGCAGGGCTGAAGACGTACAGGTCGTTCAGGTCGGTAAAACAGCCGATTTTTCCACTGCTGCTAACATGGCACAAACAATAGAGCGTAGATTGCTTGAAGCATTCTTAGTGATGAATGTGAGGAATGCAGAAAGAGTAACAGCAGAAGAAGTAAGACTAACACAGTTAGAACTAGAGCAACAGCTCGGTGGTATCTTCAGTTTGCTAACTACATCTTTCCTTATACCTTATCTTGATAGAACTTTATTAGTTTTACAAAGAACTAATGAATTACCTAAATTACCTAAAGAAATTATTAGACCATCTATTGTAGCTGGTGTAAATGCTTTAGGAAGAGGTCAAGATAGAGAGGCTTTGACTATGTTTATGGGAACTATTGCACAAACAATAGGACCTCAAGCATTAGGACAATTTATAAATCCTTTAGAAGCTATCAAACGTTTGGCTGCTGCCCAAGGTATTGATACATTAAACCTTGTTAAGACCCCAGAACAAATGGGAGAAGAGAAGGCTGAAATGGAACAGAAACAACAGCAAGCTACTCTATTACAACAAGCTGGTCAACTTGCTAATTCAAAATTAGTTGACACAGAAAACATGCAAGGCATGATGCAACCACCACAACAACAACCTGAATAATGAGCGAAACTTATTCGTATGATAATACTCCTGAAACAGAGGTTTTATCCGCAGAGGAACAGGACTCTCTACAAGTAGGAGAACAGTTAGTAGCAGAACAAGAACAGTTATTAGCTGGTAAATATAAAAACACTGAAGATTTAGAAGCAGCATACTTATCATTACAAAAGAAACTTGGACAAGAAGACGAAGAAGTCGACTACGAAAGCAGCGACGAAGGATATGAAGAAGAAGAAGAAGGAAGCGATCAGGAGGTATCTGAATATGCTCCTGCGGTCAGTTTAATTAATGATGCCTCGGAAGAATATTATGCTAACGAGGGCACCCTATCAGAGGAAACAATAGAACGATTTTCTGAAATGAGTAGCCAAGAATTGGTTAATGCTTATTTAGAAATTCAAGCTAATAATCCTCAAGCTCCACAACAAGCTGTTGAACTGAGTGAAGCACAAGTAAATAGTGTTCAGAACGCAGCAGGCGGAGAAGCTAATTACAACAGAGTTATTGATTGGGCTGCTGACAATTTAACTGACGACGCTATCAATGCTTTCGATTCTGTTGTAGACTCAGGTAATCCTATGGCTATTAGTATAGCTTTCCAAGGTTTACAATCTGAATACAACGAAGCTAATGGCTACGAAGGTAGAATGCTACAAGGTAAAGCAGCCGATAGTAGAGGCGACGTGTACAGATCACAAGCTGAACTTGTTGCAGCGATGGGAGACCCACGCTACGATTCTGACCCAGCTTACAGAGCTGACGTCATTCAAAAATTAGACGCATCTGATTTACAATTCTAATGGGACTAGCAGATAAACTTAGGGAAAAGCGAGAGATGTATGAAAATATGGGCATCGCAAAACCTATCAAAAAAAGAAAAAAAGTTGAAGGTCTTTTGGAAAAATTAAAAATTCTTAAAAAAAGAAAAAAGAAATGAAAACAAAAGATCTTGACACGCTACTCGAAAACGAGTATGCTTATGAACCACCTATTCAATTAATCGAAATGTCACACCACAACACCAACCCAATTTTTACACATGAAGCAGAACGTTTTAATGGCTGGGCAGCGATGCTTGGTTTTGTTGCTGCTCTTGGTGCCTACATTACTACAGGTCAGATCATACCCGGCGTTTTCTAAACCAAGGGTTATAGACCCTTACAAATGGAAGATGAGTTGCTTCGATTTTATGGAAGCAAGATACAAAGTGATACTAGATGAGAATCTACCTAGCAAAGCTAAGATGGAACTCATCGAATTTTTCCTCTCTAAAGTAGAAGAGGAATGCGACAACATACACATTAACTAATCAATCAAATGGCTGCAATCTCCTTACAAAGAGACACTACAACCAACTGGGAGAAGTTTTGTAACTGGGTCACTAGCACCGATAACCGCCTATACGTAGGTTGGTTTGGTGTGCTAATGATTCCATGTTTATTAGCTGCTACCACATGTTTCATACTCGCCTTTATCGCAGCACCGCCTGTAGATATAGATGGCATACGTGAGCCAGTTTCCGGCTCGTTATTATACGGAAACAATATTATTTCAGGAGCAGTCGTCCCCTCCTCTAACGCAATCGGACTACATTTTTACCCTATTTGGGAAGCCGGTACCTTAGACGAATGGTTATACAACGGTGGACCATATCAACTTATCGTCTTTCATTTTTTGATAGGCGTGCTTGCATACGCAGGCAGACAATGGGAACTATCATACAGACTAGGTATGAGACCATGGATATTTGTGGCATACACAGCTCCAGTCTCAGCAGCTCTAGCAGTATTTTTAGTATACCCTTTCGGACAAGGAAGTTTTAGCGATGGCATGCCTCTTGGTATTTCTGGTACTTTTAACTTTATGTTCGTATTCCAAGCAGAACATAATATCCTCATGCACCCATTCCATATGGCTGGTGTTGCTGGGGTATTCGGTGGAGCTCTTTTCGCTGCTATGCACGGAAGTCTGGTTACTTCCTCTATTATTAAAGAAACAACAGAGGACGTATCGCAGAACTATGGCTATAAATTTGGGCAAGATGAAGAGACATATAATATTGTCGCTGCACACGGGTACTTTGGGAGACTAATTTTTCAATATGCTTCTTTCAATAATTCTCGTGCTCTACATTTCTTTCTTGGTACTTTCCCCGTGGTTGGCATATGGCTTACCTCCATGGGAATCTGCACTATGGCTTTCAACCTCAATGGGTTTAACTTTAACCAATCAGTTGTTGATGTAAATGGTAAGATAATACCAACATGGGCAGATGTATTAAACAGAGCTAACCTTGGTTTTGAGGTTATGCACGAGCGTAACGCTCACAACTTCCCACTTGACTTAGCTTCCACCGAGTCAACTCAAGTGGCTCTATCAGCACCAACTATAGGATAATGTCAAAGAACGTAAGCCTAAAGATAGGCAAACACAAATCGCGTACCGGTGGGCTTACGGCTGCTGGCAGAAAAAAATATAACGCTGCGACTGGTTCCAACCTGAAGGCTCCACAGCCTCAGGGTGGACCTCGCAAACGTTCCTTCTGTGCTCGGATGAGCGGAGTCAAGGGACCAATGAAAAAACCAAACGGCAAACCTACTCGCAAGGCTCTTGCCCTTCGTAAATGGAAATGTTAATTATGCCAATGGGATCCGGAACCTATGGTTCACAAAAAGGTAGACCAAAGAAAAAACCAACTGGTCAACTAAAACTAAACATGAAAAAAATGCCTCCTGCTGTGCAGAAGAGGTTGATGCAAGCAATGAGGAATAAAAAATAATGGCACATAAAGGCAAGGGCTCTTGTGGCTCAAAAGGTAAAGGCGGAAAAAAGGGGTACAGATAGATGGCTAAACGCGGACTCTATGCAAACATCCACGCCAAACGTCTCAGAATCAAAAAAGGTTCTGGAGAAAAAATGAGAAAGCCCGGTCAATCCGGTGCTCCAACTGCTGCTAATTTTAGACGTGCAGCTAAAACAGCTAAAAAATAATGTCACATCAATCAAACAAAATGCAGGCAAGCATTACTAGATTTGGTATTTATGAAGAAGAGGAAAAGAAAGAAACTGATAAAGAAGTTTCTGACTCTGATAACTCTGATAACTAATTTATTTATTATCTCTGGTGTTACTAGACACTGGAGTAACACTAACAATGTCAAACCTATTCACCCTATTTCCAACTCTAATTTATAAAGATGCTTTATCAGAGCATGCGGAATTAAAGAAAAAATATGTTCCAGAACTCATAGAACTATTTAAACAACAACCTGATAAAAAAGCTCCATGGGCAAAGTTCTGTAACTCATGGCAAGATAATGAATTTTTTGTAAACAACCCTGATAAAAGAAATTTATTAGAGGATGCAATAACACCACATATACATAAGTGGTTTAAGCGTTACAATTTATCATCTTTTGATTACAAGATTACCTATTGGTTTAATGTACATACAAGTGATATGTACCAAGAAACACATGACCATATGCTTGGGCAGCTTGTAGTGTGTGGTATTTATTATTTACAGTTAGATGAAAAAGATACTCCTGTGGTATTTGTACCACATCAAACTATATATCAATCTCATTTACGTAACATAGGTATTACCCATAACCATGAGGAGTTAGCATTTGACTCTTCTGACATTTTACAAATTAGAGAAGGTGATTTGATATTGTTTGCACCAGATAGTAAACATCTGGCACCTAAAGCAAAACAAAAACACGAAGGTTATAGAATTTCTTTAGCCTTTAATGTAGCAGTAACACGTCCGTTCATCCCTTCGGGGACGCATGAGAACTAAGCATGGAACGGGGCTTAGTATATGGAGATAGCTATGAAAGTTACTTTCGTATATCGTGGCGTTGCTTACACAAGAATAGTCAAGTAGACCTTAGGGGAGGAGCGTTACCTCCCTATTCAATTTGGGAGAAGCCCTCTGAGGAGGATACCTTTTACCCGTCGACGGTGGGAAAAGACCACAAAACGTGCCAGTCTCACGTTAGACCAATTAAGACTGACAACATTCTAGGCTAGAAGACGATACATAATACCCTTACTTTTTAAGATAAATCATGGCTCAACAGAGTTCAGGTATGACATCATCACTCACCCGTCCGGGTGCGTTGAATGGTGGTACCGACCCTCGCGCCCTTTACTTAAAATTGTTCAGTGGAGAAATGTTCAAAGGCTTCCAACACGAGTCTATAGCTCGTGATTTGGTTATGAAGCGTACCCTAAAGAACGGCAAATCATTGCAGTTCATCTACACAGGGCGCACCCAAGCCGAGTTCCATACTCCCGGAAATAGCATTTTAGGTAACAGTGATGGCGCACCTCCAGTTGCAGAAAAAACAATAACTTGCGACGACCTATTAATCAGCTCAGCTTTTGTTTATGAGCTAGATGAAACACTCGCACACTATGAATTGAGAGGCGAGATCTCCAAGAAGATTGGATACGCATTAGCAGAAAAGTATGATAGACTCATCTTCAGAGCTATTGCAAAAGGTGCAAGACAGGCTTCACCTGTAGCTAAGACTAACTTTAAAGAGCCCGGTGGAACACAGATCAGAGTTGGTTCAACAACTAATGATTCTGATGCTTACAACGCAGGCAACTTAGTTAATGCTTTCTACGACGCAGCAGCAGCACTTGACGAAAAAGGAGTTTCTGGTACAGGCAGAGTAGCGGTTCTAAACCCTCGCCAGTACTACGCTCTTATACAGGACATAGGTTCTAACGGTCTTATCAATAGAGACGTACAAGGTTCAGCATTACAGTCAGGTAATGGAATCATTGAAATTGCAGGCATCAAGATCTTCAAGTCAATGAACATCCCATTCCTAGCTAAACATGGTGTAGCTTATGGCGGAACTACAGGTGAGACATCACCTTCTAACTTAGGCGATCATGTCGGTACAGCACTAGCTGACGGCAGAGCTTCAGTTACAGGACTAAACAACAACTACGGTAACAGCACAGACTTTGCTAAATCTTGTGGATTAATTTTCCAGAAGGAAGCAGCAGGGGTTGTAGAAGCTATCGGACCACAGGTTCAGGTAACTTCTGGAGATGTGTCCGTGGTATACCAAGGAGATGTCATTTTAGGGCGTCTCGCTATGGGAGCAGATTTCTTAAATCCTGCTGCCGCAGTTGAATTATATGTAGGTGCTAGTGCTCCAACAGCATTCGGTACAACATACCCAGCTAACGCTTAATTTTTATTTTTTATACGGGGGCTTCGGCTCCCCTTTTTTTTATGGCTATTCAAATAAGCACCGATACCGAACTATCCGCAGTGAACTCTATCTTGGGTAGCATTGGTCAAGCACCTATAACATCTCTTAATCATAATCCACCAGACCCAGACCCACTTGCTAACCCAGAGATATCTTTTGTTAAAAATTTATTAGACGAAGTTAGTAAAGATGTTCAAACAATAGGTTGGACATTTAACTCAGAATATAAAGTAAAAAAATCTCCAGACGCACAAGGTAACTATGTAGTACCTAGTAATGCAATACTTTACGATATTAGTAATGGTCAAATTGATAGAAGTACTAATGTTGTTAAAAGAGATGGTAAGTTGTTTGATACAATAAACCAAACAGATGTATTTAGTGGAGAGTATTATTTTGATATTGTTACACTATATCCCTTTCAAGATGTACCTCCAGCTATACAGAGATACATAATTGCAAGAGCCTCTATGAGAGCTGCTACACAACTTGTTTCTAATGCAGATTTAGTTAAGTTACTTCAAGTAGAAGAAGAACAAGCTAGAGCAAATGCTATGGAATTTGAAACACAACAAGGTGACCATAACTTTATGGGCTTTGACCAGCAGACTAATTATAGAGCTTATCAACCATACAAAGCACTTATTAGATAATGGCAAACATCACACAAACTATACATAGTCTGAATGCTGGTATATCTCAACAACCTGATGAGCAAAAAATACCCGGTCAGGTTAGAGATATGAACAATGCAATTCCAGATATTACACAAGGATTGTTAAAGAGACCGGCTGGTAAGTTTGTGTCAACATTAACTGGTTCCACAACTACTGGTAAGTGGTTTCACTATTACAGAGACGAGACGGAACAGTACATAGGTCAAGTACAACAAGATGGTACCGTAAAAATGTGGGACTGTCTTACTGGTGCTGCTAAAACTGTAGTAGATGATACTACTACAAGAGCATCAAATAATTTATATACATATGTAGATGATACAACAGGTAATAAATATCTAAAACATTCAGCAGATGATATGATTCAAACCTTAACTCTGAATGACTTTACCTATATAACTAATAGGAATGTCAATACAGAAATGTTAAGAGGTACATCTGACTTAGAACCTGTAGGAGATTTTTTAAAAGAAATTTTTATTGAATTAAAATCTTTATCTTATGCAAAACAATATGCAGTAAATATATTTGATAACACTACTACTCAATCAGTTCACACAGCTACACGTATAAACGTAACGTTAGTCAACTCAAGTAATAACTACTGTGACTCTAGTGGAAGGATGAGAACACATGCTACCAGAGGTGATAGTAACAATGCTAGATGTGATACAGATGCTGGTGATGGTAGAGATGCGTTTGCACCTAACGTAGCTACACGTATTTTTTCTGTAGGTAGTGGCGTAACTCTTACAGATGAAGGAGCTACAGGAGGTACACTTGCTAATGGTAATCAGTCCGACACTAATTACAGCTACCAAGTAAATGTATTTGACGTAAATAATAATGGCAGTCAAACAGGTAGAAATAATTTATATTTTCGTATAGCTACAACAGGTCAATCAGTACCATATACAGAAGGGTCTGGAAGTAACCAAACAACTGTGTATCAAGCTAGGTACACTACAACTTACGATTTATTACATGGTGGTGAAGGTTGGAGAGAAGGAGATTACTTCTATGTATTTATGAAAGATGCTTACTATAAAGTTACTATAGAAGAATCTAGTGAATCTATTGTGCAAGCTAACTTAGCTCTTGTTAGACCACAACCTACACCATTTGACACAGAAACAACTATTACTGCTGAGAGTATTCTTGGAGATATAAGAAAAGAAATTACTGGAAACGATACTAATACAGGTAATGGATTTACTTGCACACAGATTGGTACTGGACTACATGTAAAGAGAACTAGCGTATTTAACGCTTCTACGCCCGTAGGAGAGCTGTTAAATGTAGTTGCTGGTAAAGTTAACGATGTAGGTGATTTACCCTCTCAGTGCAAGCACGGAATGGTTGTAGAGGTAGTTAATGGTGACGCTGACCAAGACAATCACTTTGTTAAATTTTTTGGTAATAATGATAAAGATGGTGAGGGTACATGGGAAGAATGTGCTAAGCCGGGTAGAGCTATAAAGTTTGATAACACCACTATGCCAGTAATTCTTATTAGAACTGCTGACGGTAATTTCAGACTTACAGAACAAAAAGGTGGTAACTATACTATTGCTGGTAAAACCTATACAGTTCCACAATGGGACGACGCTATAGTAGGTGATGATGTAACTAATCCAGAACCTTCTTTTATTGACCATCCTATAACTCAAATGTTGTTCTTTAGAAATAGACTTGCTTTACTTTCTGATGAATACATAGTCATGTCTCGTCCCGGAGACTTTACTAATTTCTTTGCAAAATCAGCTATACAGCTTATTGCTAGTGACCCTATTGATATAGCAGCTAGTTCAGAGTATCCAGCTATTTTATATGATGGAATACAGGTAAACACTGGTTTAATATTATTTAGTAAAAATCAACAATTCATGCTCACTACAGATAGTGACGTGTTCAGTCCAACCACCGCTAAGATTAATGCTCTTTCTACTTACAACTTTAACTTTGCTACAAATCCTATCTCTCTTGGTACTACTGTCGGGTTCTTAGATAATGCTGGTAAACATTCCAGATTTTTTGAAATGGCACAGGTTCAACGAGAAGGAGAACCACAAGTTATAGAACAAAGTGCTGTTGTATCTAGGTTATTTGAAAATGATTTAAAATTAATAAGTAACTCTAGAGAAAACTCACTTATATTATTTAGTGAAGACGACCAATCGACCTTATATGGGTACAAGTATTTCGATCAAATTACTGAAAGAAAATTAGCTTCATGGTTTAAATGGACTTTACCGGGTACAATTAAATATCATTGTATGCAAGATGACGCATTGTTTGTAGTTATGCA